GCATCGCTGTCCCCCAACCCGTCGTGCGAAGGGACGCGCCGCGATAAGGCTGCGTCGCGCCCCTCCACTCTGTCGTTATACGCCTACTCAATAAAATTGGTCATGTAGTACGAGCTGCTTGTGCATTCGTCCACAATGTCGCTCACATCATCGTCTGCCTGACGTGGCATTTTCGCGGCGAGCTTCATGCACTCAACGAACAGTTCTTTTCTTGCTTCTCCGCGCCGCTGCACCTTGGCTTTCTCCGCCTTTCGCGCTTCGTCGGTCAGTGTCACGCTGCCGTTTTCACAACCAGCGCATAACACGGCGGTCAACAAGGACAGGCCGATAAGTGATTTCTTTCCAAAGTTGCGCGTGTTCATAGTTCAGTTCTCCGTTTCAAGTGTTTTAGTCGGCCTGCCTGTTACCTGGGCGTTGTGCGTCAAAATCCGCCATGCTGTTGCTGCCACTCGCGGAACCTGTCCATTGCCAATGGCTTTAAGTCTGTCCACCCGAGCGGCCACCCCATGAGCCACTCGACCCACGTCGGGTTCAGTTGGCCACCGACTTGCGTCGTCAGTTTCCGCCCCGTCGTTCCTTCCGGTTCCTGGCCGCCCGTTGAGGCTGTCGGAGTTGCCCACAGTTTCACTGCTCCGTTGAGCGTTAAAGCTATACCCCGACTCACTCCGTTCTTGTCCCGGTTCACGTTCTGATAATCGTTGCTCTCTCTCGCCCTTGGCGTCGGCCAAAGCCGATAATGAGAGTTTGGGTTCTCGCGGATCGCTTGTATCAAGTCGCCGCGCCCGCCTCGATCGGCATCCGTGCTCCGTGGGGTCGGCCAGTTCTGGGCGTTGCTCACTTGGTCGCGCAGGTTCGCTGGCTTGCTGCGCCCCGGCCTCGCCATCGTTGCTTCCTTGTGCAGCGCTGTTACTGATTTCGGCGGCAGAGAATCCATGCACACCGGAGTCGCCCACTCCGACAAGCCAGAATCGATCTCGCTTATGGGGCGCTCCGCAATCGGATGCTGAAACACAACACCACTGCGCGTCATACCCCAGCGCGGCAAGATCACCGATGACCAGCGCAGCACCTCTTGCCACAAGGAGCGGTGAGTTCTCCACGAACACAAATCGCGGTCGTACTTCACCGATGATTCGTGCCATTTCGTTCCACAGTCCGCTGTGCTCGCCTTCGATTCCCGCGCCCTTGCCGGCGGCGGAGATGTCCGTGCAAGGGAATCCCCCGCTGACGACATCGACCCTGCCTCGCCACGGCTTTCCATCGAAGGTTCGCACGTCATCCCAGATTGGGAAGCGGGGCAGCATTCCGTCGCGCTGCCGGGCGAGGAGGACGCGCCTGGGGTAGGCAGCAAACTCGACAGCGCAGACGGTACGCCATCCAAGCAACTTCCCTCCCAAGATACCTCCTCCTGCCCCTGCAAAAAGTGCCAACTCATTCATCCTCACTCCGTAGTGTTGACGCACAACCCGCCGCTCCAGGGGACGCCGCAAAAGCGCGGCGTCCCTGAGCTATGTCGTTGGGGGACTCATTCTTGAGCCTCGCCACCGCTGTTTCGTAGTGCGTCGGGTCAATCTCGCACCCGATGAATTGCACCCCGCGCCGCAGGCACACAAGGCCGGTGGTGCCGCTGCCCATGTGCGTGTCCAGCACCGTATCGCCAGCGCCGACTTTTGCCTGATCGAGGCACCAGTCCATCAACGCTGCAGGCTTCTGGTTCGGGTGCAGTTTCTTCGCGCCCTTGCTCACGTTCTCCTCGCCGCGCCGGCAAATCCCGCGCCACAGTTGCCGATGCATCCTCGGCACCCCGCGCAGGTTTGTCCAAGCCATCTCAACATCAGCGCCGTCGTCCGGCGTGGTGTTCTCGCGCTTGTCCCACACCAGCCATTTGCCGTTCGGCGGCAGCTTGTCGGCGTAGTAGTTCGCGCCCCAGAGAATCACGGTCGGCGCAAGCTGCAGCAGCGGGCGCGGGTCAAACGGTTCAGCGTTGCCAACAATCGCCGCGTGCGTCGTGTCCGGCCTCACCAGCTTGTCGCGGCTGCGCTTCTGCCGGTAGTCGTTCCCGTATGGCGGGTCGGCAACCACGGCGGTCACACCCTGCAGCAGCGGCAGCACCTGCCGGTAGTCGGCCAGGTAAAGCGTGCAGGTGCCAACGGTGTCACTTCGCATCGCTGTCCCCCAACCCGTCGTGCGAAGGGACGCGCCGCGATAAGGCTGCGTCGCGCCCCTCCACTCTGTCGTTTTGGACACCGTCTTCAGTCTTCGTACAAATCCCATAGGTTTTCATAAAGTATCTTGGCAAAGTCTGGAGGTAATGGCTCTTGTGCTGCGCTTAATTCAGCAAAGAATGCCATTGCAAAACCTAGTCCCGTGTCCAACATGTATATCAATGGTTCCTCCCCAAACATATCTAGCGGCCATGCGTCCATTTCATGCCGAAACAAATCCGTCATCGGACAGCTTGGGTGAATCTTTAACTTTGGCTGGTACTCTGGGCAAAGTCTCGATGTTTTAATTGGTAGTCCATACAGCGTTTTCATGTCTATCTCCGTAGCGTCGGCGCTCGGTCGATCCGTTGAGTGCCTTTAGTATCTTGTCGTACAGGATGCTCATTTTTTCTTGCTCCAATCTATCTTTTCCACGTTGACTTCGATGCAGTTTCCGGACTCATCGTAGTCAGTCTTCAAGGTGCACGGCGCGCCAAACATCCATGGCTGCCAGCCTTGCCACGTTTGCTCCGGGACCACGTCCTGCGCCGGATACAACACGGCGGCAAGGGTAAGGATGGCCCGGAGCGTTTTCATTTACCGTCGCCCTGCGCCGATGCGGTTCTTTGCGTTGAACCATGCTGCGCGTCTTGGGAAGCCGAGTCTGCGATAGCGAAAATATCCGGGCAGCGGATCCGGCAACAGGGTGACCAGGTGGGCTTTGGTCAACCGCCAGTCGTTCGCGATGAAGCCGGTGATGCGGGTCCAGCCAGTTGGCGCTGGATGCAGTTGGATGACGTTGCTGCGGCTGCGGGCGAGGTTGGTGAAGTTCATGCGTGCTCCTTTTTCCGTCGTGCGAGAATTGCGCGTTCGAGCTTGACGGCCAACTGGGCGGTGACGCCCTTGTTAAAGATATCTTCAAGCGCATCGTCCACGCTGCTGTCGGGATGTCGGCTCAGGTGGTCTTCGATGATGTCGTCGATGATTTTGTTTTGCGGGATGCGCAGGATGTAGTCGGTCATGCGGTCACCACGTTCTCTCTGCGTCCAGTGCGAAACACGGCGGGCAGTGGCTCGGGTTCGTCCACCTGGGCGCGTTGTTGTTTCTGCCGCTTCATCATCAGCGCCGTCCCGCGCAGTGCAGCAAGCAGGTCAGGCGAGGTGACCGCCGTCACGTAGCCGATGCCGATCCGGCGCAACCGCGCGAAGCGGTAGGCGTCGTGCAGGTCGTTCTCGGTGATGTCAGGCGTCATGTTTAACCACCATCAGCTCACCGGATGTATTGATGCCCACGCTCCGGTGTGTGGCGAACTCGCCGTCATTCAGCGCCTCTTGCATATTCATCGCATGGCCCTACCAGAACAACGCGCTCTCTGCAGCATCCTCCAGCTCCTCGATTCGGTGATGAAGTTCAAGTGCATGCTGGCGCAGGTGCTCAAGCTCCATTCGCTCTAACTTCCTCTGCAATGCTTTCAATTTCTTATCCATCATCGCCTCCTGAATTTGTTGTGCGCGCTCACCAAACCACCCGGCCTGGCGCCGCGCACTGAACCGGTGAGAAAGCAAATAACTTACCGGCCCGTCCCTACACAATCGCCGCCCGCTCCACATTTCATAACACCGGTTAAGAAAAACGGGCGGCGTTTGATTTTTATCTCGATGCGCCGCCCCATCCGAGCGGTGCCCATTGCTGGTACGGTTCGCGGATCACCAGGTAACCTTGTCCGCCGCCTTCGCCCTTGAGGTGGATCTTTCCGTCGGCATCTTTCCAGCCGGTGACGATCGGCGGTGCATACACCCGTTCGGCGGCTGCGGTGGTGCATCCGGCCAACAGAACGATCAAGAGCAAGAGGGTGGTTTTCATGGTTTGTCCCGTGTTGGGTCGCGGTGAATTGCGGCATGGGTGAACTATAAAACAATTATTTTGTATCTGTCAACATAATTGTTTTAACCATGGACAAGGAAAAACCGCAGGGGAGACCTGCGGCTTATTGGGGCGCTGTTATGAACGGATCAGTGCAGCGTGCTAATCGCTGCTGCGGATGCCTATTTTGCGGCAATCGCCGGTGGCTGTATTGACCATGCCCTGGATCAGAATATCCCGGCCTTCATATCTTTTGACATCCCTGATCCACGCAAGAGCGAAGTTGGTCGCGCGGGTCTGGTTGTCGGATGACTGGATGGCTTGGGCCGCCATATTTGGTTTGTTCAGTGCGGTCAGCAGGGCTGCACAATTACCCGCGATCCTGTCTGTTTCAAGTTCGGCATTGGCCGTTGGTATGAATGCAGTGAAGATGAGTAGAGGCAAGATGAGTTTCATATTTTCCCCTTGATACAATTCATTTTGGTTTGGCAGGCCACTGTTTTGCTTGCTGCAGAAGTCGGCGTTCCAGGCCGGAATAAACCTCAGTGTGTTCTTTCCTTCTGTCCTCATTGTTCCATGTGTTATTGATGCTCGCCGGCTGCTTGGCAAGCGCAACGCTTGTAGAGACCAGCACATCGATCTGATATTCTAAAAGTGGAGCCGCAGCCTTTAAAAGCCTGATCAATTCCGGATTTTTGTCAAGCATATCCAGCACTTCGTCGACGGTATCGGTATTTTCCGTGCCAGTCAATAATTCACTCACCGAGATATTGAGTGCTTTTGCCAAAATTCCAGTAAATTTTGATGAGGTGGCATCCAATTTTTCTAAAGCGCTAATTGCGCCCTGCGAAACTTCGCCGTCTGTCAAAACGGATAATTTATCCTGAGATAAACCCCGTTTTTTACGCCATTTTCTTATGTTATGTCCTAGTGCCATTGTGTTTATTCTAAAACCAATGTTTTTATAATGATAACGATAAATGTTTTGACATTATCAAAATAATTGTTTTACAATGCTCCGCATGAAAACAGAACTTGAAAAAGCTGTCGAGGTTTGTGGTGGCCAAACTGCGTTGGCGCGGGCTATCGGTGTTCAGCAACCACATGTTTGGAATTGGCTGAACAGAGCGCATGGTGTAGTTCCTGCAGAATATTGCATGAAGATCGAGGCGGCGACCAAAGGCGCAGTGACCCGCTACGAACTGCGCCCCGACGTATTCGGCGAAGCGCCTCAATCCCAACAGGAGGCCGCATGATGCGCGCCCCCAACCTTCTTCGCCTCCTCCCCCTGAGCGAAGGCCGCGCAAGCGGCGTTGTGTGCCGTCCGGTTTATCCCGGGCGGCATTTTTTTCGATGTTGAGATTTTTGGTCGATCGCTTCATGCGGTGAAGCATATATTTTTTTGCCTGATTCAGCCTTACAAGGGCTTACAAGAAATTTGGAAGGGGAGAACAAATGCAATCAGAGATGCCTTTTTACGAAAATATCGAACAAGCGCTGACAGCCTGCATTCAGGCGCTGGGCGGGGCCAAACAGGTGGCGCACAAGCTGTGGGCCGACAAGAATCCGGAGGAGGGCAGGACGCTGTTGCTGAATTGCGTGAACCCGACCCGCAAGGAGAAGCTGGACTATACCCAGGTGATGTACCTGTTCCGCGAGGCGAAGGCCATCGGTTGCCATGCGCCGTATCTGTGGTTCTCGAACGAGATCGGCTATGACGCGCGCCCGATCACCAAGGCGGAGGAGGTCGATAGGCTGACCACGGTGGTGGAGCAATCCGCAAAGCTGCTCGCCGCTGCGCTCACCCAACTGGAGAAGATCCAGCACGGACAGAACACAGCGAAGATCAGGTCGGTATGAACGAATCCATCCTTTTTTGCAGCACCTTCGTGCTGGTGTTTGCGTTGGGTCTGCAATCGCTCAATGTCAACAACGGCCATTATTGGGCGGCGGCGTTCACCAGCCTGTTCATCGGATGCAGCCAGATCGTGCTGTTCAAGCTGGCGCCGGATGCGAACTGGAGCGAGATGCTGGCCTTCGTCTCCGGCGGCCCGTTCGGCATCATCGGCAGTATGTGGGCGCATCCGCGCCTGGCGAAGTTGTGGGGGAGGCGGACATGAGCACCTATTACGACACGCTCGGCGTACCGGAATCGGCAAGCGAGCAAACCATCAAGGCAGCATACCGGCGCAAGGCGAGTGCCGAGCACCCGGATCGCGGCGGTAATACCGCTGCAATGACGGACATCAATCGGGCCTATGCATGCCTGAGCGATCCGGTAAAACGTCTCGCATATGATCGCAGTGGACAGGATCAGCCAGATACCTCGCTCAACGAAGAGATGCGCGCGGCGCTGTTGGAGGCGTTCAATTTTCTGCTGGTAAAGAACATCGAACGTGACTGTATGCAGCACGTCGAAAAATTTCTATATTCAAAACGTGTTGCTGTTGAACAACAGCGCCGCGAGGCATTATCTGCACAGCGCCATTTAAATAACCTGCGAAAAAATATCAAGTCCAGGCTCAGCGAAAATTTTTTTCATATGCTCATAGACCAGCAACTAAAACACATCGAAGCTGCGCTGCTAATAATGGATAGGAAAACCGATGTGATTAATATGGCGCTGGAATCGCTTAAAAATTACGAATCAGTCGAACAGATGCAGATGCAGCCAGGATATTTTTACCTTTCGATGGCGGCAGCATGAGCGCTGCCACCGCCGTAAAAGAACCCACCCACAGCATAGAGGCCGAGCAGTCCGTGCTGGGCGGTTTGCTGCTGGATAACGAGGGCTGGGACAAGATCGCGGATGTGGTGACCGAGCAGGATTTCTATGCCGGCGAGCATCGCCGCATCTTTCGCGCGTGCAGTGTGTTGCTGGAAGCGGGCAAGTGTGCGGATGTGATCACGGTCGCTGAATTTCTGGAGAAGCACGGCATGCTGGCCGACATCGGCGGGCTGCCCTATCTGGGCGATCTGTCTCAAAATACGCCATCTGCTGCCAATATCCGGCGCTATGCCGAGATCGTGAAAGAGCGTTCCTTGGTGCGGCGCGTGGCGAGTGCGTCGATGGATATCACCGACAAGGCGTTCGCGCGCAGCGGCATGAGCGGCGCGGACCTGGTGGACTACGCGCAGGCAAAGATCCAGTCGGTGTCGGAGCTGGCCAGCAAGGACATCGCCGGGCCGCAGACACTTTCCGCGGTGATGGGTCAGGTGATCGAGAAGATCGAGAGCCTGCACGCCAAAGGCGACCAGAACGAGATCACCGGGCTGGCCACCGGCTTCAAACATCTGGACCAGATCACCACGGGATTCCAGCCCGGCGATCTGATCATCCTGGCGGCGCGGCCTTCGATGGGTAAGACCGCGTTCGCGCTGAACATCGCGGAAAATGTCGGCATCGTGCAGAAAAAGCCGGTGCTGATCTTTTCGCTGGAGATGATCAACGAGCAGCTCGGCCTGCGCCTGATGTCGTCGCTGTCCGAGATCCACGCGCAGCGCGTGCGCACCGGTCGCATCTACGATAACGAGTGGGATCGCGTCACCAAGGCGCTGGGTAAGGCGCACGATGCGCCGATCTACCTGGACGAAGACGCGTCGATATCGCCCACCGAACTGCGCACCCGCGCGCGGCGCATCCACCGCGAGGTCGGCGGACTTTCCCTGATCATCATCGATTATTTGCAGTTGATGAATAACGATACGGAAGGAAACCGCAACGACAATCCCGCAACCGCGTTAGGCAAAATTTCCCGTGGCCTGAAACACCTGGCGAAAGAATTGCATTGCCCGGTGATGGCGCTCAGCCAGCTCAATCGCGGCCTTGAGGCGAGGCCGAACAAACGCCCGATCATGTCCGACCTGCGCGATTCAGGTGCGATAGAGCAGGACGCCGACACGGTGTTGTTCATCTACCGCGATGAAGTTTACAACGAAGATTCGCTCGACAAAGGCCTCGCCGAGATCATCGTCGGCAAGCAGCGCAACGGCCCCACCGGCAAGGTGATCGTCAACTTCGAACCCACGCTGACGCGCTTCACCAGCCCCGACCACAAGATCACTTTACCCTCTAGCCTGCAGCGCGAGTTCAAGCGCTCGGCGCGCGCCGGTTATTCCGCGCACCATGAAAAAGATGAGGTGCCGATGTGACCAGCACAACCAAAAATCGCGCGGAATTTCCCGCCGCGGCAACGATCCTCGATGAGTTTCGAGATGCGTTCGGCAAAGACGTAAAGCT